GAAGACATCTGCAAAGAAGACATCTGCAAAGAAGACATCTGCAAAGAAGACATCTGCAAAGAAGACATCTGCAAAGAAGACATCTGCAAAGAAGACATCTGCAAAGAAGACATCTGCAAAGAAAATGAGTCGTGAATTACCTGAAGGAATGAAAGCACACTTAAGTTTTGTTTCATTTTTGCTAAAAGATATGGGTGTGTCGGGAGGACCTCCAATTCAAGTTGTCGCAAAAATGTACAAAGATATTGCACGTGAAAAAAATCCGGATGCTGATTCGGTTGAGCTGGCAAAACTTGCACAAAAAGTATACACCGACGAAAAGAGTAAATCTCCAAAGAAACCACTTGAACGTCTTGAAACTGCTAAAAAGCAAATAATTGCTAAAAAAGCTACTAAAAAAGCTTCTAAGAAAGCATAAATAATTTTATAATATTTTTATTTAGTGAATTAATAAAAATATGACTATATTGAAAATTGAATATTATTTTATATATAATATCACGTAAAAATATGACATAACAACATTTGTATCATATAATATATCAAATATTATGTCCATAAAAAATAATGACAACAATTGCAACATTGATGATAATCACATAATATTTTACATATCAAACGTATTAATTAATAAACTTGGAAACGATATTATCTATAAAGACAATAACATATATGTATTTGATAAAACACATTGGTATATTGATAACATCGATATTTTTAAATTAAAATTTAAAATAATATTTGTTAACGCATTAAAATTTGAGACAAATAAACTAAAATATGCTGACAATAAATTAGCAGATGATGAACAATATATAATATGTAAGGAAACAGTTGATAAAATAAAATTATGCCTAAAAATTATTGCAAATAATAATTCTGTGCACGACATAATTATTACACTCAAACAAATATTAGCAACTGCCCATAAAATATATATGCGGATGCATGAATTAGACACAAACACTATTTCACACAATTCAAAGGATATGGATTTAAAACAAGTATCATCGTTCAATGGAAAGCACCCTGACGATTTAAATATCAATGAAGCTATGATATTTGACATGAAATTAAATAAATATTCGATATTTAATGTTGGTGTCGATAAATTTTGAAAGTGTCCATATAATTATTTAAAAAAATAAACCATTGGCTGGACATAATAAAATGTCTGTATCGAGTCTTTATTGATGTCATCTTGAAAGTAATGAATGTAGGGGTTTGCGGCTTGGTAAGTATGAATTATTTAAATATTATTTGATATCATTGGATTTTGATGCCAATAATAAAAATGGTACATATGAACAAACTGAACAAATATTAGACGAATATGTAAATATAGGAGTAAAAGATGGAATGTATTCATCGTCAACAGAAGGAAATTTTAATGTAATAATTGATATATATATATATCATAGCAAAAAAATAAAATATATTTTAGATGATATTAGCGAAAATAAAAAAAAATTTGTAAATATAAATAATTTAGAAATATTATTTGAAGGTTCTTCTCAGATAATACCGATTCGGTTAACCATTTGTAAGGTGTCAAATGTGTTAAGACCTCGTTAAATGATGTGCATGTTTATAAAATATGTAACGATGATGAACCGATTGAAGATTTTATAATTAGAAAAATACATGATAAAATAAAATTATGAATATTGTTTCAATAATTTCACATGAGAACATTAAATTTGGTGTCATCTAATATTTCTAAAACTTGTGGTTTTCTACTGTCCGAGCGACTACCTGTGTTTTTATAATTTGTATCAAAATTGTCAAAAGCCACGGAACTGCCATTATCGACACGCCATATACCACCATCGCCTTTAGATAATTTACATGTTCCGTTAATAGTGTCACTGTGCACAAATGACTGTGGTGTATGACCAATAATTATGCTGCCAACACCTAACGTCTCAAGAACTGGATCTAAATATTCTACACATTTTTCATCATCATTGTTGACATTTGGTGGTATATTGCCTAATATTCTTGTCCAGAACATAGAAATTTTTTCGCTTGATATTATTTTGTCCACATATTTTTTATTTATTTTTCCGAGTAACCATCTTCTTATTAAATAATTTACATTTTCCAAATGTTTTTTATCTTTAATATTTAAATCTTCCAAAAGTGCAGGAAGAATACCGGCATGCACAAAAATATTATTCCCAATGATAACAGATGCAACACGAGAGCATCCCAACATAACAGCATGTTCATTTCCTGGCGCGAAAGCGTGTTTTCTTGCCACGTCACCTTCCTTTATATACTGTCCTGTTTTTGGGTCCGTATAGTTATCGAATTCCTTTATATTTTCATATGACACGTAATAGTGTTGACCCTCAGCGTTCATTATTTCATGATTTCCAAGCAACGAAATGACGCGCCCCCCTTGTTCAATTGCTTGTTTATCTAATTTGTTAAATAATTTTAATATGGTGATATCATTTGCTATGTCATTTTGTGTAGTATTTTTATGCATGCATTGTGATGTAAAAGTTGGTCTGCAGCTGTCAATTTGATCACCAACCTGTACGACGTATGTATCTTTGCCAATCCAATTTAAATTATCGTCTATCAAATTTGCTAACTTAAACATTTTAATAGCTAATTGATAATCACCATGAATGTCGCCCATTGCTATTATTCTTTTTACTGCAGCAAGGATAGCAGGTGTATATTGATATGATTTGCACATATCTGCATAATCACAATCAGGATTTTGTAAATCATAATTAACATCAACAGTATTATCACTATATGGTGTTCTTCTCAATTGTGAATTATCTTCTGTCGGTGTGTCATCATTTAAAAAATTAGCATCATTTGAATCACATTTAGACGTTATGCTTTGTGATTGCGATGTTTTGCTTAATATTGAATCATTATCTGTGTAATAATCAGATGATAAACCATATGTTGTATCACTAATTGCGCTATCACTAAGTGATGTGTCGCTAAACATGGCATATTTATTGCTCATATATTGTGTTATATTATACAATCAAAAATATAATTTGATTATTGTGGATAAAATAACAATTTATAGATAGTTAAAATTTATTGTGATATTTTTATTTTTTTTTGTTGCCAATATTTTGAATATGACGTCATCTAATACCTCATTCATAAATGTTTGTTTTTTTATTTTTTTTAGAACCAGTGTCAATTTAGATAAATTTGATGTTAGAACATCAATGTCTAAATTATTAAGTGTGTCACAATCTTCATTAAGTGAAATAATGTGTGCATCTGCAGTACTAATTTGTGTTTCAATGTCAATAAAAACATTAATTTGTTCCATGATATTTTTATTTTCATTTTCCATATCATGTAATTTACTACAAAGTTCTTCATTTTTATTATGGGCATCAAATATGTGTTTATTGTTTTGCATATATTGGTCATGGTCCCTCACTAAAAAATTATTTTTATTAATTAAGTTAATTAAATTTTCATTTTCAGGATCATTTTTTAATTTTTCTTGTGCATCTTTAATTTTTTGGTTAACTGTATCAATATCATACGATAACTTTTTTTTTTTGACGCATTTTTTTTTATTTTTGTTAATTATTTTTTTTACTTTTTTAATACTTAATTTAATTTTTTTTTTTTTTTTCATTATTTTTTTTTTTTTTTTAATTTTTTTTTTAAGTTCTCGGAGAATATTTGCATTTTCATTAATTTCATCATTTTTATGTTCTATAATATCATCTTTATTATTATATTTTTCGATCAACTCCATTGCATTATTTATATCATTTTGAATAGTTTCAACATATTGTTGATGTTTATGTTGAATATTAAGTAGTTTACATAATTTTTTTTGTGCATCACTAACATGTTCCTCATTAAAACATTCATCGTTAATCTTGATTTCATTTTTTTCTCGAATGTAAGATATAATATTACCATCACCAAGTGATATCTTGAAACAACATAAATCATCATAAATATTAGTTTTTTCGGGTTTTTGGCACTTAATTGCGTATTCATCATTGTCAGCTTCAAAATTAATATCATTTGGAATTATCATTTGAAACTGTACGAGTGATGCATTCTCGGTAGCGGCATCAGTAATGTTTGTTTTAATTTTGTTGGATGTTAATATTTTCATCGTTATTTTGTTATATAAATCTTCATTTAACTCTATTATTAAAATTTTATAACTTCAATTTTTATCGTAAAAACCACTGATATAAATAATAAAAATATTAATCCATAATATATCATGACGCACAATTGCAAATCTATGAATAGTCGCACGCGTGCGAAATTACTGCCTGGTGAAATTATACGAAATATTGTTGAGGGGATCGAATATGCTGATGGGTGAACAGTTGGTGGCATGTGGTCGGATATAGCAAAAGTTGGAAATAATTTTATTGATGATATTCTGTGGGGTGCAAAATGGACAAACTTGCCAAATAATCGTTTGGCATATACGATAAATTATGGAACAAATAGTCCAAATTATGAAAATATATCAGTTCTTTTTTATCTGCGTCAGAAACAGTTGGATGATTTGCAATATCTTCAGGAACATTAATAAGTGATCCAGCAAAAATTCAAAATAAAACGGAATCAAATATAACTAACATGATAAAACAAATAAAGTATGAAAGTTCTTTTTTAGGCACACCGTTATTTAATAACAACATTATCATCATTAAATGGTGGTGAACCTACAAATACGCGCGTAACATCTAATACACCAAATGGATTTCAATTAAAAATTCAAGAAGATACAGCAAAAGATGCCGAAACAAATGATATATCTGAAAATATATGTTACGTAGCTACATATATATAACACCCGATTCTGATCCTGGACCAGGAATTAGCGCAACTAATTTAAATTCGATTGAATTTAGTTCTGTTGATGTAAATCATGAATGGAAAACTGTTACGTTACCGAGTTCATTTATTAAACCAGTTGTAATATGTTCTGACTCGATATTTAATGGAAATCAACCTGTTGTTGTAAGAATAAGAAACGTATCTTCATCATTTGATATTAAATTATATGAACCTAATAATTTAGATGTATTTCATATGGTTGAGCAAATATCATACATGGTTGGTGAAAAAGGTTCGTGGCAAATTGATGGCACTGTAATTGAATTTGGAAACATTGCGACAAATAAATTGTATAATAATGGATTTGAAAATGTAAATTATACAAATGATATAATAAGTCCAACAGTTGTCACACAAATACAGACACATAATGATAACGAATGGTTACTTACTAGAATAAAAAATATTAATTCAACTTCTTTTTCGATTATAATGCAAAAAGAAGAGCTATTAAAAAATAACAACGTGACTTCATCAAATGGAAATTATTGGATGGTTTGTTATGACATCCGGAATATTGAATAACAGTAGGAAAACATTGGAAAATAATGTTGTGTCATATGTCACTCATGTAAACAAACAAATTAATTATTCGAATACATTTTCAAGTTCACCATATTTAATAACCAAACTTGGAACTAGTAATGGCGGAGACCCGGCAGATACCCGTATAATTCAAAATGTATCAAATTCATTCACAGTAAAAATTTAAGAAGATATAACAAATGATAACGAAGCTAGGCATATTAATGAAAATGTTTTCTATTTGGTATTTAATACATCAACATCATTTGCTTAAAAATGTTTAATTTTTATATGCAGGTGAGTCATTAAAAATTGAATTATATGCCAAAACAACATCATTATTATGACCCAAAGGAATTTTTCCAACATCATCAGCTTTACTAAATAAATCATAATCCGTAACGTTCGATGCATAATAAATATCATTTTCTGAATTAACAGCATGTGTTTTTTTTGATGCGTTTTTATAAAATGAACTTGGATCAGAGTTATCGCCAACAATACTAAAATTTTCTACCTCGTCGACATATTTATTGTTCGTGTTGGTTGTATTATTTGCATTATCATTATTTGTGTCGTTAGCATTATTTGCATTATCATCAATTACAGTACATTTACAATCTAATTTTTTATTAGAAGAGCTATAAGTTGATGGCGATTTTGC